CAAAAAATAGAATACAGCAAAATGAATCTACAAAAAAAATGGATCGAACATCTCAACGAAAATAATATGACTTATACAGAGCATCTTATTTTTGCTCTTTTTTATGGATGCTCTTGTATATTGGCTGGAATTCTTTTAATTATACATTCTATATTGCCTTGTTTTTTCCCAAAAGCAGGAAGCAATTTAGTCAGAAGTTTAAATAAACGATTCAAGAATAAAAACTAGACTACCGATACTTGACAACAAGATCGCTTTGTGGTATACTAGAGAAAACACAGGAGAATATTTGGATGACCCACGATTTTAATTATGTTTGGGATATGGTTCGTGATCTTAGGGCTACTAGCAGCACTATTGATAAGCAAGGGATTATTGAGGATTATTGTAATCATAATTCTGCTGCTGCTACTTTTACTAAACAAATTCTAAAGTATACTTATCATCCGTTGTGGCAGTATAATGTTACTAGTGATAATCTCAAGAAAAAGAATTCGCTTCGCGGAAAGTCTTATAAAAATTTCTTTGTATTGCTTGACGATCTAAAGAGTCGAAAGATTACTGGTCACGATGCTATTGGTTCTGTTAATTCTTTTGTTGACGATCATGCTGACTATGAAGAACTTATTCATTGTATCATCGACAAAGATTTGAAAACCCGTGCTGGTGACAAGATTATCAATAAGGCTATTCCTGACCATATTCCAGAGTTTAGTGTTGCTCTGGCAGATAAGTATGAGCCTAAACTGGTAGATTGGAAGGACGGTTGGTATGTTAGTCGCAAAATTGACGGGGCCAGATGTATTGCTATTGTTGATGAAAATGGTGATGCCTCTTTCTTTTCACGAACCGGAAAGACTTTTGATACCCTTGATATTGTTGCTGGTGGAATTAAAGCACTGGGAATTACTAATGTTGTATTTGATGGTGAACTTTGTCTTGTTGATGACGAAGGCAATGAGGATTTTCAGGGAATTATGAAGCAACTGAAAAAGAAGGATCATACTATTCCTAATCCGTCATACAAGATTTTTGATATGATTAGCCATGATGAATTTTATAGTAAGAAGGGCGAGAAAAATAAGCCATATTCTATTCGTTTGGCTAATCTAAATGAAGTTATGAAAAAGAATGAGTGTCCGTGCCTTACTGTTCTGTATCAAGAACTAATTGAGGATGACGAACATTTTGCTGAATGGTCTGTTACGGCAAAAAATGATGGATGGGAAGGTCTGATGCTTCGTGCCGATGAGCCATATAAAGGCAAGCGATCCAAAGACCTACTCAAATTTAAAAGTTTCTTTGATGATGAGTATGAAGTTGTTGATGTTGAAATGGGGCCGTTTCGTTATGTGTTGAATGGCAAAGAGCATGAGGAAACTATGCTTTCTTGCGTAATGATTAAGCACAAAGAACATATTGTTCGTGTTGGTAGTGGTTTCTCTATTGACCAGAGGCAGGAGTTCTATTGTAATCCTTGTAAAATTCTTGGAAAAATCGTAACAGTCCAATATTTTGAAGAAACTAAAAACCAAGATGGTGGCATCAGTTTACGATTTCCAACATTTAAGATTCTACATGGAGAACATAGAAGTATTTAAGCAATGTTTTTGTATAGAAAAACACTAACTATTCCATCAAAATTCGTTCTGTATGGAGAAAGACATTCTGGAACAAAGTTTTTTGAACAAGTAATTAGGTCTACATATGGCTTACCATTAAACAATAACTATGGACAAAAACACTTTTTTGGTTTTGCTAATCATAAAGAAATTTCAGTTGATGAAAAAACAATATTCTTTTGTATTATAAGAAATCCATACCATTGGATAGCAGCGATGAGTTCTATGCCTCATCATATACCTCATCATTTGCTACCTCTTTATGACCATTTATTTGATGAATGGTATAGCGTACCTCAATACTGGAAAATATGGGATCATAAGCCAGTTACGATTGTTAATAATGAAATTATGGAAGATAGACATTTATCTCTTAATAGGAGATATTCTAGTATTTTAGAATTAAGAAATGTAAAAAATCATTATTTACTTAATATTTTACCAATTTATGCTCATAATATAGTTATATTAACATATGAAGAATTAATGTTAAATTATAATGCTATACTAGATATGATAGGTAAATCTTTTTTATTGTCAGTAAATCATACTAATTCGATGAAAGTTGTTCCGTCTAATAATAGATTTTTATCACAAAATTTAATTGATCAAATAAATCCATATTTAGATTGGAAAACAGAAAATTTACTGGGATACGCAAAACTTTAAAGATTGCGTCCTTGACAAGACGATAAGCATAGTGTAGAATCGTAACATAACGCTTGTACACACTTTGGAGAAAACGATGATTGTTGAAAACACTGTTATTCCTGTTCAGAACAATATCATGGATAAGAGTAAGGCCGATATTTTCTTTGAAACTTTTCCGCGAGATAAGGTGGTTGCATATAAGGAATATTGGGAAAGTGTCCGTCCTCAGAATATTGAGGATATTTTTCGTCGTTATCTTTTTGCATATTGTAGCGTCCATACTACATGGAAGGGCAATTGTGCAGGATATAATGCTATCAAGAACTTTAATGGGTGGATTGATAATAAAGAAATTCTTTTGAGTAAACTTCACAAGAGTGGAGTCGGTCTGCATAATAATCGTACAAATTATATTTGGGATTTTAGTGAAAAATTTTGGGCCAATCCAAAAGATTTTTATTTTACTACTAAGAAGGGTCATGTTAAGAAACGTGATAGTATTCTAAATAAGATTAGTGGAATTGGTCTGGCTAAAATTAGTTTTGCTCTCGAAATGATTCATCCTAATGAGGCTAGAGTATTGTGTGGAGATATACATCAACTTCGCCTTTACGACATGGAACATTTGAAATATAATAAGAGTAAGAGTGGATCTAGTATGTATAAAAAGATGGAACGTCATTGGATGGTAAATTGTGGTAAACACAAAATTCCATCATATATTGCTCGTTCTATTTACTGGGACGCTCTACAGAATAAGGAAGATAGTAGATACTGGAGTTTTGTACTGGAGAACTAATATATGAAGAAATACAATGTTTTTATACAGCATACTTTAAATTGTACGATTGAATCAGATGACACCGATGATGTATTGAGGATACTTGCACAAAAAATACGTGATGGGCATATTGTATTTGATCCATTAAAGCCAAAGGATATTAGGATTGAACCAGATAATGAATGAAAATGGTAAAGGTTCAAAGAAAAGACCACGATCAGTTAGTCAAGAGACATGGGATAAGAATTATGAAAGAATATTTAGAAAAACCAAAAATTCTAAATATGGTAAAATTCGAAAAAAATAAAACCACTTTCATATTATGTGATTGTAAAAATGAAATTTTAGTTTTAGATTATGATAAAGAATATGATCTCATGGAACTGTCAATATATGAGAATCTATCATCATACAGTTATAAAATGTCATTTTGGCAGAAACTTCGATATATTTATCAGGTTCTAACTAAAAATAGACCATATTCTGATCAAATTATTCTTAATAGAGAACAATTAAAAGACTTATCATCATTTATTAATGGGTGTATATAAATTTATCTCTTAATTCTATTTAAGGAAATTGATTATGATAATGAAAAATATTGTCTCTTATGATTTGTCAGAAAAATTTTCAATAGCAAACAAAACAATAGAAGCAATAAATAATACTCTTACTGTTTTGGAGAAAGAGAATAAGAACCTAAAAGATATTTTTAATAGTCTAATATCTATAAATAGTCAAGACTATAATCTCGGCACTGGTGAACTAGGTGATACAAAATACGCACATTCGGCGTAAAAATACTTTTATCATAACATCAATTAATAGTTGTGAATATTTAATTGAGGGTAATTTTGATATTAAACTTGGTTGTGTAACAGACCCTATAATTGCGTATGCAAATATTATCAATGGGCCTTTTATACAACTTGGAAAAGATTTCCTTGGTAAAGGATTAGTTTCTAATATAGATATTATAGACAATACTAAAGACAATATTATTATCAAGGTTAAATTATATGAATAAACTTACAAAGAGTAGATCTGATAAGGTTTTATTTGGAGTATGTGGAGGATTAGCAAAATCATTTGGGATTGATTCTTCCATACTAAGATTAGGATTTATATTAGGTGCTATTTTTACTGGTAGTATTTTATTTTGGATTTATTTACTTTTGGGAATTATACTTCCAACACAGGACTAATGATACATTTTATTGCAGATACCCATTTTGGGCATAAGAGAATTGTGGGATATTGTCAAAGACCATTTCAAACTACTGAAGAAATGGATTCTACTATAATTGATAATATCAATGCTACTGTGAAACCTAAAGATACTCTGTATTTTTTGGGTGATTTTTGTCATAGAGGTGGTGATCCCAAGAAATATCGTAAAAAGATAAACTGTGAAGATATTCATATAATCCTTGGAAATCACGACAACGAGGAAAAATTCAGCAAAAAAGATTTTTCTTCTATAGGACTTATGAAAGAAATAATTCATTGCAATAAAAGAATAGTATTATTTCACTATCCTATGAGGGCATGGAACAAAAGTTATCGAAACAGTTGGATGCTGTATGGTCATGTTCATGGGAGACTACATACTGAGGATGATGCTCTAGGACGCTATACGCTTGATGTAGGAGTGGACAATAAAAGACAAGGGGCTGGATTCGGTACTCCGTTCAGTTTTAAAGAGATTCAGAAACTTTTTTCGGACAGGACGAAAAAATTCAAGACTGCCCCATTGACAAGCCGATAATGGATGTTAGAATGAAACTGTTGATGCGAGAGGTTCAGTCGCTTGACTGACTCGCTTCAACAAAGACTTGGAAATGATTTGGAGGTTGATTATGGCTGAAGTTACTACGATTGATAAGCAGACTCGCGTTCGTTGCAGCGACGAGCAGTTTCTTGAGGCAGTTTTTTCCAGCAAGACTTATGCTGAGATTGCTTCTAAGACAGGTCAGAAGGTTGCTAGTA